GTTACTGCTTGACCAAATGTCTGCCTTAACTGTCAGTTTGAATGGTGTTGGCATTAGTCGTTCAACAGTATAGTTGTTGCCTTGACTAGAAGTATACTCGCCGGTAAGTTCATTTACTGCTCGTTCACGCACATGTACCTTACTAATAAAACTAGAATCACTGATTCTGCTCATGTCTAATTCTAGTTCAGTAATATATACTGCTATACGTGGCGCAGCCAGTATGGTATTTTCACTGTTTTGTTTAATAATATTGGCCGCTTGTCTATCGGCATCGCCATACATTACAGGCACACGTACAAGACTGCCGTCACCGTATTTGACCACAAAGTTGCTTAGTAACCTAATAATCTGTAATAGGTAGCGACGTACTTGACCGTCATAAAAATATTGCATTATAAATCTGCCTTGGGTTTCAACGCTTTACTAACTGCTATTCGTTGTTCTTGTGCGCTGCTATACAATTTCCAAGCAATTTGTTTATTGGCAGGCGCTGTCTCACTAAATGTCAACAAGGCTTTGCCAGCAAGACCCGAAGTAACTGTCACTGTTGGGAAGATGCCATCTCCTATACTGGCAGTGGCATACATGCCAGCAGTATAAGTTATTGTAGTCAACAACGTTGTAGTGTCAGCAACGGGCGTAACAAAATCATTGGCAACAATATCCACACCTGTTTTATTACTATTATTAATAAATGTACCTTTAAGCGTATTTCTAGTGTCAGTGTTACTTAGTGTAGTTCTCACATTGTCTTCAAATTTAATCCATCGTGTACTGTCAAATCTATACAATCTGTTAGGCAAGAAATCAGTACGTAAAAAGAAGTCACCGTCCAAAGCTCCATTTGGAAATTGTATGCCATGTCCAAAATCTACCCCGTTAGGCGCAATACCGTCGCCTGTCAAGTAACCGCTATAACCATTACGTTGAGGACGTTTGGCCACACGACTTGCGTCCATGGTCATAGTTGACGCATCTGGAGGGGCAGAAGAATCGTCCACACCTTGTAATGCTGCCCTACCAGAAGCATCGACTGCTAGTGTATAAAACTGCTGGGTTTCGTAGCCACTCTTAGGAGCATCAGATTCTGCTTGAGCAATTAAGGCATCGTTTATTTGTAATTCTTTATTGTGTGTACTTAGAATATCGCGTAGTGTGGTATTTGTCTCTTCGCCTGTAATAGGGTCAACGACCTTTTGATCAAATATTTCTTTATATTGTTGACTGTCAACAATTTTTGTAAGTTTTAATCTATATAAGTGCGGATACCATGTGGGGCTAAATCCCTCTGCGGCACGGCCCACATCACTGATAACAAAATATCTAGGCAAGCTGACATCAATGTCGTTGAGCGCAAATTCATCTTTAATATGCGGTAATTCAACAACATCACCACTCAAGGGTTTCCTGCCCACTGAACGAATAAAATCGTTTATGTGCATGGTCATGTAAATTGTATCGTTGTCTAAAAACAATCCAAACTGACTTAAATTAAAATCTAAATCTTGAACATTGTATACGCCGCGTAATCTGTATATGCTAGGATCATATTTTCTGTCACGGTTTTCAAGAAATAACAAATCTTGAATGTTTGTTTCTTTCACAGCATCGTATTGAGGTTGATCAGCGGTGGCATTGGCATCGCTGGGATTTGCAGGTCCTAGGTACTTGTGTAAATATACGTCCGTTCCGCCCACTTGAAACATCTCGCTGGCAGAACGATCTATAAATTTATAATCGTTGCCCTTTTCAGGGCGGTATAGTGATAAACGTGGCATAGTAGTATATTTATTAATAAATATAGTGGGAGAACCAAATGTCAGAAACAAATCCACAAGCTGAAAGACAAAAAGTATACGATTACTGCCGCACTATGCTGGCTGATGGCATGATCGATGTCGAACTAGACCCTATTCACTTTGAAACAGCCCTGGAAAAAACTATCAACCGCTTTAGACAACGTAGCCCAAATGCCGTTGAAGAAAGTTATATGTTTTTAGAGCTAGAAAAAGACAGAAACGATTACAGATTACCCGATGAAGTCATTGCTGTACAAAGTGTATTTAGACGAACGCTAGGATCTAGAACAGGTGGCGGCACAGGCACTAACTTTGAACCATTTAACCTTGCTTATACCAACACATATTTGTTAAACAGCACCATGATGGGCGGCATTGCCACTTATGATATGTTTGCGCAGTATCAAGAAATGGTTGGCCGTATGTTTGGTAGCTATATTGAGTTTCAGTGGATTCAGCAAAGTCATATCTTAAGAATATTACAAAGACCGTTTGTTGACGGTGAAACACTTATGCTTCGTTGCCACAACTACAGACCTGATTACAACCTTATAAATGATCTTTATGCCAAGCAATGGATTAGAGATTATAGTCTAGCAGTTTGTAAAGGTATACTAGGCGAAGCTCGTAGCAAGTTTGCTCAAATTGCTGGACCAAGCGGTGGCACACAACTTAACGGAAGTGACCTTAAAGCAGCCAGCAAAGAAGAAATTACGGCACTGGATAAAGAACTTGAAACGCTAGTATCGGGCGGTACGCCCATGACATTTGTGATTGGATAATTATGAAAGTTAGTGAAATTATTTCAGAATCTGCCGCATGGCGTAGAAAAGAAGGTAAAAGTAAAGCTGGTGGCCTAAATGCCAAAGGCGTTGCCAGCTACCGTCGTGAAAATCCTGGTAGCAAATTACAAACAGCAGTAACTACTAAACCTAGTAAATTAAAAGCAGGCAGTAAGGATGCTAAACGCCGTAAATCATTCTGTGCTAGAATGGGCGGAGTTGACGGCCCAATGAAAAAGCCCAATGGTGAACCAACTCGCAAGGCACTTGCTTTGCGTAAATGGAATTGCGAATGAAAGTTACAGAAATTATTTCAGAAGCTAAACAGGCTAAAATTACCAAGCGACACAGTCAATCTAGTCGTGGTATAAGCACTTACGGCGATGCTGAAAAAATGAATAGTGATTATGTGTCGTTTAAACTAGGCCAAGCCATGGCTGCTACTGATGGCAAAACTGTACCCGACATTGATGCCAAAAGCTGGCATGGCAAAAGGAAAACTGTACACCCATATACAGAAATTGAAAACGAAATGTTCAAAAAAGCCGCCAAAGCAGTGGGCGCAGATTACGATGATGTAAATCACGGAGACATGCGCAGTTTAGAATTAGATAGCGTTAACAAAATCAGTACAGTTGCTAAACCTAAACGAAATAAGTACGGCGTTTAATCAATCACTATTGACCTTATTGTAAAAATCCTGTAATATATATACTATCAGCAGGAGATAGTATGATTATAGGCTTCGTGGGATTCATTGGTTCGGGCAAAGATACTGCCGCAGATTATTTGGTAAACTTTCATGGTTTTAGAAGAGATAGTTTTGCCAACACACTTAAAGATGCTGTTGCTGCAGTGTTCGGATGGGACAGAACACTACTAGAAGGTCGTACCAAAGAAGCTCGTGAATGGCGCGAACAAGTTGACCCTTGGTGGGCAGAACGCTTAAACAAGCCCACTCTAACTCCTAGATGGATCTTACAACAATGGGGCACAGAAGTTTGCCGCAACGGGTTTCACGATGACATCTGGATTGCCAGCTTGGAAAATAAGATGCGTAAAACTAAGGATAACATTGTTATCAGCGATGTAAGATTCCCTAATGAAATTACCGCCATCAAGAACGCAGGCGGACAAGTGGTGCGTGTAGTACGCGGCAGTGATCCTGAATGGTATCAAGATGCGTGGAACGTTAACCAAGGTCATAGTAATATGAGCTGGTCTATTAGTAAAGTGCGAATGGAACGATTAGGAATCCACGCTAGCGAAACTGCCTGGATTGGCCGTGGCATTGACTTAGAAATCGATAACAACGGAACAATAGACGACTTGTTCTCTCAAATTAAAAATCTGGTTGAAGCCCACCTTGCGACCATTTAACGCCTTCTTTGGCTAGAGTACGCTGACAGTTGGCACAAACAGTTTTTAGATTCAATGGCCTGCTGTTATTGAGATTTCCATCCACGTGAAAGACGTTAAACTGTTCACTGTGTTTGCTTTTAAAGCCACACTTATCGCAGACATTTTTCATTCGGTAGCCATCCAAATACCATTTAGGGATGCCATGCCCTACTCCGCCCGCTAGACAGCTTTCGCATTTCTTACGATAGTAAGTGCGACCGTTCTTAACATAGTTAACGGCAGCTGGTCTATATCCACAAATACATAACGGTCTTGACATATTGTATTTATACGCACCTTTTCTTTCCCTTTTCAGTGGTGTATTAGCGTAAGATTTTGCCAAAATACACTAAATACATTTAGAACAAGAACCCTTAGGAGAAGCTGATATGGCATTAAGTTCACCAGGCGTAGAAGTCAAAGTAATTGACGAATCATTTTATACACCAGCGGAGCCCGGCACAGTCCCAATGATTGTGGTTGCCTCTGCTCAAGACAAAAGTAACAGTGCAGGAGACGGCACTGCTCCAGGTACACTAAAGGCCAACGCAGGCAAAGTTTACCTTCTAACAAGTCAAAAAGATCTTGGAGATACTTTTGGCGATCCGTTATTCAAGACAGATGCGAGCAACAATCCAATTCATGCTGGAGAGCAGAATGAATATGGCTTACAGGCAGCATATAGTCTATTAGGTGTTAGCAATCGTGCTTATGTAGTACGTGCTGATTTAGATCTAGCCGAGCTAGATGCTAGTGCCAGCGCTCCTGCAGCAGAACCTAATAATGGAACCTATTGGTTAGATGTTGACAACACCAATTGGGGTATCTTTGAGTGGAACGGAGATGCTGCCACTGTAACAGGCGGCCAAACATTCACTAACAAAATACCTTTAGTAATTACAGATCCAACCAAAGTAAATGCTTTAACAGGCGGCCCTGTTAGCAGTGTTGGCAAGAATGGCAGTTATGCTGTTGTAGCAGTAGGCGACGATGTTACAGAACCAGATTTAACCACAATTCACCCAATGACTGTATGGTATAGAAATAGCAGTGGTACATGGGTACAAGTTGGGACAACAGCATGGGACGATAGCTGGACTAACACAGTGTTATTATCAATGGCGCCTCACACCAGCGTTCCTCAATGGAAGACTGGAGATTTAAATGCTCCTACAGGAAGTGTGTGGATTAAAACAACAGAACCTAATTTAGGCGCACGTTGGAGAGCAAAACGTTACAATAGCACAACACAACTATTTGAACAAATTGATGCTCCATTGTATTCGGACCCAACAACAGCTTTGTACAAGCTAGATAAATCAGGCGGCGGCGCAAACTTAGCAGCTGGTCAATTGTATGTAAAATATAACACCACTGAAACAAGTCCGCAACAAGCAGACTTTGCTATCTATCGTAGAAAAAGTGCTGCTCCTACAGCTATTAAATCTAGCAAAGTGACAGCAAGCACATTTGCTGGCGATGCTGGAGTATTAACTGCGGTAACTACCCTTGCTGGAACTAGTGTGTCCGCTGCCGCTACATACACAGCAGTAGCAGTTGCCACGGTTACAGGCACAGGCGCAAGCGCAATAGCCACTGTTACTAAAACGGGTGTATTAACCACATACTCTAGTACAAATACAACAGTTGCAATAACAACTGGCGGCACAGGCTATCAATCAGGTAATACGCTGAAGATTTTAGGTACTGCCCTTGGCGGCGCCACTCCAGCTAATGACTTAACATTTGTTGTAAGCGGAGAAAGCACAAGTTATACTTTTGACATTGCTTACACAGAACAAGGATCAGCCGCACTAACTAATGATGCTACTATCAGTTTTACTATCGCAACACCTGCTGTGGCTAATGCCGCAACTGTGGCCACTGCTATTAATACACTATTACCATCAGGTTCTCCTATTGAAGCCAGTGTTGACAGTCAGAATAGATTACAAATTGTTCACGAAGAAGGCGGTGATATTCACTTGTTAGATGGTACAAACGGCCCATTGGCAGCACTTGGATTTGCAGAATATGTGCCAAGCACAGGTAATGGTACTCTTAATTTATATTTAGATCCTGATGGGGATCATGATCATGTTGCCAGCTTATGGGAACCATTGACTTATTCTGCCAACAGTAATCCTCCAACAAGTTTAACAGCAAACGGTACATTATGGTATAGCAGTGTTGTTGACGAAGTGGATATTATGATTCACGACGGAAACGATTGGGTGGGATACCTAAATGAATTACCACTAACAGACCCAACTGGACCGCTTGTAAGTGCTACCAAGCCAGAAACACAGATTGACGGTTCACCGTTAGAGACTGGCGACTTATGGGTTGACAGCAGCGATACTGAAAACTGGGGAACAGTGTATCGATTTAATAAAGATTTATTAAAGTGGTTCTTGGTAGACAAGTCAGACCAAAGTACTGAAGACGGTATGTTGTTTGCTGATGCTCGCTACAACACAGCAGGCGCAACCAGTGACGAACCAGCAACTATCGAAGAATTGTTATCGAGCGATTTCTTAGACTTTGATGCTCCAGATCCAGCACTATATCCAAAAGGTATGTTGCTATGGAACACACGTAGAAGTGGTTTTAACGTAAAAGAATTTAGACAAAATTATATCGATGTTGATGCTGATAATGTTCGTATGAACGACGCCAGCATGGCTCTTTACTATCCACATCGTTGGGTAACAGTGAGCAGCAATCAAGACGACGGATCTGGTACATTTGGCCGTAAGGCACAGCGTAAAGTTGTTGTACGTGCTATTCAAGCAACAGTGAACAGCAATCAAGAAATTCGCGATGAAGAAAGTCGTGTGTTTAACTTGTTAGCTTGCCCTGGTTATCCAGAACTAATTGGCGAATTGGTCA